ATATAATCAAATTTTAATCCAGAAGATTTGACAATGCCACAATTCTGTAATATTTGGTTTAGGATTTATATACCATACAAAATCAAAATCGAAATTTACTATTTTCTTTAAGTTCTCTTTAATTATATTATTAATTAAAGATTCATCAAAATTATGAAAATAATCATATAAAGAATTCCATAAAACATAATGATTAACATTATTAGGTATATTATAAGAAAAAAAAGATTTTTGAAAATTCCATTCTGATGTTTTAACAGATTCTATATAAATATGTCCATCTTCAATACATACAGGATATTTAAAATGTGTATTAAGAATAAAATCTTTAAAACTCATCCAATTATGAAGAATATAATTACTAAATTGTTTTTTATCTTCGAGTATATTTTGAATTGGTCTAATCATTGTCTCATTAGGAATCCACCAATATTGTTTGTGAAGTTCATTTAAATTTCGAATATCTGAACTAATTTGACAACATAATTGTTTAACCATTATATAACTAGTAAACAATATAGATCACATTTTAAGTCGATTATACAACTAATATTTTAGTAAAATATGCCCATAATCCTAATCCAGTAAAACATTTAGAACTTAAATCTAAAAGATTATATCCAATGTTTTTATTTTCATCATCAAGCCAATATACAACACCATATAAAGACCATATTATGAAATATATTCCAAATAATACATAATTAAATTTATTAATACAATCTTTCACAAAATAATAATAAATTAATCCAAATAAAGCAAAAAAGAAACTAAATCCAATAATACATCCTAATAATTTACTAATTTTACTCTTTTCACCTAAATATCCACTATATAGCATACCAAAATTTAATAATACAACCGTTATATAAGTAGCAAAATGTATAGTATTTTTATTATTATAAGAAAGAGATAACATAAAAGCAAGTAACATTAATGGAGTAGTAATAATCCAGTCATTGTATCGTGATTCAGTTAGTTCTTTATAGTCAATTATACCATTAACCGTACTAACTTTATTAGTAAATTGTGAGTAAAAATATCCTGCTATAATAGAAATACATGTTTCTAAATTCATTATATGTCTAATTTCAGGATTTTTAGTTGCGAGCGCTTCAACGAGTGTAATAGTACCTGTAGTAATTAATAATACATATGTTGAATTAAATGATAATTTAATTATATCAAACTTATTTGAAACAGTTTTTTGAGCCACAATTTTTGTAGCAGGGATGGGGTTATTAGAAGATTCCATTCTATAAAAAATAGAGTTTTTATTTATTATAGAATTTCAATAATTAGATTGTGTATATTAACTGTAATAATATTAAATTATAAGCATTTATAAGCGGTTATGTATTGTTAAATGTGATAGATTGATTATGTATAGGATTGATAATAAATGGTAAAAGAAGTATATCAAGATTATTATTTTGTATAATGTTTATAACTGCTTGAAAGTCATGTTCTTTTTCTTCATATGATAATTCAACAATTTCTGATTGAATATAATTATCACAAAACTCAACTTCAAATATATTATTTTGACTATTTCTTAAAATTAGATTATGAAATTGATTATTCTGTTTTTGAAAGTAAAATGAAATTTTGGCAATATTGCTTCTTCCAAAATTATAAATAATTTCATATAATTCATTTATATTTTCAATAGGTTCATTTATTGTTTGACCATTAACAAGTCTAACTTGGAAATCACTAATTTGTGAATAGTACATTCTTTGAATATAATTTGTATGATAATATATTACACCATTTTAATTTTATATTAAAACTGTTTCAATTTTTATTTACAAGATGTACAAGAGTTACAAAATGTACCAACAGGATTAAGAGGTTGTGGAATTGGACATATTTTGGGAGGTTCACAAGGACAAGATCCTGGATAAACATATTGAGGAGATATTATTATACAAGATGGTGCTGGACAAGCTCTCCAGTTTGGTAAAGGAATATAGCATTTATTATCATAAATATTAACCCTGTTCGAATAATATGATAATAATGGTGAAATTGAACAGCTCATCTTAAATATATATAAGATTTTATAAACCCGGGCTTATACAAATAATATTCATCAAACATAGTTATGAAGATAAATTTACTAAATCTTTTATTATTAAGTTTATTATTATTATTATTAATAATAATTCTTCGTCTTTTTGTTATAAAAGAAGGATTTGAAAATATAGCATTAAATCCAGTAACAATACAAGGATATAATAATTTTTTAACTTTTTATAATTCTTTTTGTGCTAATTGGAAAAAAGCAATAGTAAGTTCTGTGGCTTCAGAGATTCCTCAGACTCCTGCCACAGACCCAGCAAACTCCGTATCAGGAAATGCACCAGATATTTCTGAAAAACAAATGAATGATTATATCACCACTCTCTCTAATCAATTATCGCAAACACTTCCACCAATTTGTAAACCATTCCCAACTTCAATTGATAGTACAAATATTGTTGAAATAACTAATGAAATACCAACTGATATTCAGTCATATATAAATGCATTAAATTGGATGAATCCAAAAATACAAAATTCACAAGCAAATCTTGGTAATGCATTACAAGGTACATCCACAGAAAATTTTGAAGATATGTGTCAAAATATATCTTCCTGTTTAGCAAATGATCCTGAATTAATTCAACAAATAGCAATAGAACTTTCTGAACAAAATACCCAACTAATTGTACAGCAACAAGAGCAATTAATGATAGTAATAAATCCATTTTTGACAAATCAAGAATTATTACAGGCATTTAATGAAAATACTGAATTAATGAAAAATGCTCAAAATATTCAAGACCAAGCTCAGAGTGGTGAATTAATGAATCAAATAAATGTACCAGGAGGTAGAACTATAGCAAATTATCAAATGCCAGCTGGTAGTAATAATTTAAATGATATAAAGCAGAATAATCCATCAAGATATAATGAATTAACACAAAATTTTGGTTTATGGACAGATTTAAAAGGAATGATAGATAATATAAATTCTAATTTATAAAAAATATTGATTTCTATTTCTATTTCTATTTCTATTTCTATTTCGAATTGTTTTTCTTTTAAAATTAGCATTTTTAGTTTTATTTTCAAGTTGTTTTATTTCTAGTTTTTTCTGAGTTATACGTTTAACTTTTGCGCGTATTAATGAAGGTAATGAAGTTTGATGCCCAGTACATTTAATCGCAATAAATGGAAAGCCAAACTTATCTGGATTAGAACGTGCTTTAATACTTATTTGTACTATATGATTTGCGAGGCATTCCATAGAGCCCATATCATAATAGTTTGAATCAAATAAACCAAGACTAAAATATAAAGTAATCAGACTATCCATAGAAGCTATTCTTATTATTTTATCAGTTTCAACAGGTACATTAAAATATGAATGACACGCATTTTGTTCAATAATAAATATAAGAGATTTATTACCTTGTACCAGTACTTTCATAGATGGAATTAAATCAATACCGTTTGATGAAAATGATTTTATAATAATAGAATGTTTATTATGAGATAAATGTTTTTGATTTTTACTTCTATATTTAGGATTGTTAAGTATAAAATCAAATTCTTCTTTTAATTTTTTTGCATCTGAATCAGCATCAGAAGATAAGAAAATAATTGGTTTTTTAGAACTAATAATCCAACTAATATTTTGTTTCTGTTTCTTTAAAGCAGTATCATAGAATTCTAATAAATCCGCACCAGCAAATATACGTTTATTTTCAATAATATAATTAAGTGTGAATTGAGTTTCTTCTTCAGTTAAACCGCCACGAAATGCCTCACGGCTAATTCGGCATTGCCTGACAGGAACAAATTCATTAAATAATGATAAACGTTCGAATACTTTTTCCCATCTTCTAACTTCGCCACGAGGTCTACTTAATTCTAAATACATTAACATTCGTAGAGTATTAGCATCTAAATATGAAATGCCATCTGTGCGATATTCGCGTTTGGAAAGTATGCGATAAAGTTTAGGGTCAATAGATGTCATATCAGCAACTGGAATATAATCAACATATACTTTAATGGTTCCTTCATGCATTCCTTCTCTTACAGAAATTTCAGTAAATCCAGCTTTTTTTAAATCTTTAATTAAAACTTGAATATCTGATTCTTGATTTGGACTAAAAAAGTCATAATCTGGTATAGAGAACTCTGGATCATAAAATTTGTATTTAGCAGGTAGATGGGCATTTATGGCTTGTCCTCCATAACATAATCTATGTTTCTTTCTTAAAAAGTCTTCAACTACATCAATAGCACGAATAATATTGTCATCATGAGCAGATTCAAAATCTATTTTAGATTGTGCTATCTCGGAAGCTTGTTTAATTATATCAAGTTGCTTTTTAAATTTTTGTTTATCAAAAAAATCTGAATTAATATGAATGTGTTCAATTTCAGATTCCATAGTACCCCTAATAACATCTGATAGAATTCAAAATCCAAAATAAAACTATGACTAAATAGTAAGATGTCGTATGTACCAGGTGACAAATCAATAGATCCAAAAATTCATTTTGAATCAGGAATAAAAGATTTAACTCGTGTTGATAAAGTTAGATTAATTAATTTAACAGGTTCTATACAATACGGTATTATTTATTCAATTATTTATTTTATTATTGGTATATTTTTACATGTAATTTTTCCACCGCTTATAAAGAGTGCGTCTCTATTTAATACTTTTTGCTGGATAATATTACAAAGTATTATTATAATTATTTTAACATTCTATGTGGAAAAATTAGTAGAATCTATTCCAGGATGGGCTTCATTTTTTCCTGAATATTTTAATTTTACAAATCTAATTACAAATGGATTTATCCCATATGGTGTAGGAGAATTTAAAGGAAGTATGGCTGCAAATATAGTGTTAATTGGTACACAAATTAATTTATTTGATAAAGTATCATATTTTACAGCAGAATTTTCTAAAAAATATCTATGAATAATTTGTATTTTGAATTGCATTTAGAGTTTGAGGATTTGTCCAAGTATTACCATTTTTTAAGTTATTGATAGCAGGTCCATTTGCTCCACTAAATACAATTGCTGGTCTTGAATCTACTTTTTGCGATATTACTTCAATCTGTTTAGCATATCCCGTAAATATCATTTGTGCCTGACGTTTATTTGTAATGATTGAAGCATTAGTATTAGTTAAATTAGATGTACGAGGTTTTATATAATTTGCTGCAAACGAATCCATTTTACTATTTAAAGAATATATTATTATTTAAATAGTAAAATGCCATTAAGAATATTGGAGTTAGGAAGACAGTTTCGTCCAAGTACATCAATAATATATCCGCCATTCAAAAATGGAATGTATATGGAAGAATATTTTTATGAATATGTTATGAAACATAAAGATAAAATAGAAACAAATATGGTTTATATTCCAATTTTTTGGACAAATCTTCAAAATCATCCAGCATTTTCAAGCCAAAAATATGAAATTCTATTATCAAAAGCTTTTCTATTATATCCAGAAGATACTAAATATTGTGTAGTAGTCCAACATGACGATGGTCCACAAATGAAATTACCAAAAAATACTGTAATTTTTGGAGCGTGTACAGGAAATATCCCTTTACCACTTATTTATGAAGATACTACAAATTATCTTCTTAATAAATGTAGAAATCCAGATAAAAATATATTAGCATCATTTATTGGTACTCTAACACATAGTGTTCGTGAAAATATAGTGAATACGGTTAAAACAGATAATATTAAATTATTAACAAAACCAAATAGTGATTGGACTAATAGTATATCCAACTCATCTGCTGAATTATTTGTAGATATGACACTAAATTCACGATTTTGCTTGGCCCCTAGAGGATATGGTAGAAGTTCATTTAGATTCTTTGAAGCAATGTTGCTTGATTGTGTTCCAGTTTATTTTTGGGATGATATAGAATGGCTCGCATATAAAGATATTATTGATTATAATAAATTTTCTATATCAATTCAAGAAAAAGATATTCCTAAAACTGTTGAAATATTAAAATCTATTTCAGACGAAAAGTATTTAAGTATGTTAGAAGAAATAAAAAAGATTAGAAGATATTTTACATTAGAAGGAATGTCTGAATACATTTTTAAAAAAATAAAGGTATAAATTAGAATGAATAGAATAAAGACAAAAAATTTCAAAGGTAAATTATTTAGAGCAAATAAAGATTTAATTAAGAATGGTAAATTAATTTATAAAGCAAATGTTAATAAAAATATATTAGCATCAATAAATTATAAAAACGCATCTATAAAATACTTTACACTAAAAAGAACAGATGTTGAACCATATACAAGAGAAGGTAAATCATATATAAAAAATTGGAATGTTACTGAAGAATTAGATTTAGTTGATATTTTAGATTTAGAAACAAGATATAGTTTAGAAGAAAAATTTAAAAATGATATAAAATTTAAAAATGCTATAAAAGAAGCATTTCCAGTAATTAATAATAAAGTTGGTAGAATTTCATCAAATATAGAAGAGGATAATATAATTCTTATGAAAATATGTAGTTTAGGATATGATGGGTATTTTATGGAATCAAAGAATTCATTTCATTCTGAAGTAGGTCTTTGTAAGAAAGCATTTCATAAATTAAAGTTAGAAAAGAATTTAGAAAAGAAATATATGCCAAGAAAAACTGTTAAAAGAAGTAGAGCAGATTTTGAAGAAAATTCATTAATAAAAAATTCACCAATAAAATTTTCATCATTTAAGGGTGCTTTATTTGGCGATATGAATAATATGTCAAATCATTTAAATAATAGAGAACTAAAGAAGCGCCGAATATTATTAAACGGTGGGAGCTCTAAGTAGTCCTTGTTTAGCATCTGTGGATGGATTTGGCTCAGCAGGTATAACAATTGGTGGTTTGATATATCGAAGTGGTTCTGGTTTTGGAATAAAGCTATATGTTTTAAATGTATCATTTGCGAACATAAAATCGTTATTAGCTATATCAAACAATTGAATAGGAACACAATGAATACCAAATGTACTTGTAATTTTATTATAAATATCTTTAGTAACAGATTTAGAAGGATCTTGTGATAAGCAGACAGTCCAACGTAATTTAGTAGAATCAGCAATTTCTTCAGCTCTATCAGTAGGAATTGTCATAAAATCTTCAGCAGTTTGAAGAATAGCAAAAGGCGCTGAAGTATCATTTTGAGTAATGCCAAGTTTAGTTTGTGAATACATAAGACGTAAATTAGTTAAAAAATCCAAATCTTCATTTGGTGAATATAATTGAGTTTCGCGAAATCCTGTTGTATTAGCATTACTAAAAATTAAAACTTTTCCGTTATATTCCTTAATATTATTGATAAGTAATCGTCCTTCTTGTGATTGTCTGTAATATGTACCACCATCAAGTTCATTTTTGAGAAGACGTAATTGGAATGGTTCTAATGCTCTGGCAACATTAGAAAAATAGTCTAGAACTGTTTTAGATTTGTATGAGCCTGGTGGTTGTCTAAGAAAGTATAAAACAATAATGACGGGATCAGAATTATTTTGTACACCAGGAGCATAAGCATAAAAATTAATTTTTTCACAAACGTCGCGTATATTAGAGTGTTGTATAGAGTTACAGATTGGACGATTAGAGTTAAATTTAATACGCATTTTACCTTGTTGGTCACGAACAACAATCCGAGGGAAATATTTAATAGATTCGCCTTTACATTCATCTAAATAATCAATTTCAAGGATAAATGTGCGACATCCAGAATTAACAGCAATTTGTATGGCAAGATCAGGATCCCAATATCCTTCACTAAATGGGCCAATATATCCAGTATAACGACAAGAAAGAGAATAGAAATTTACAAGACATTCTTCATATTCTGGCATAACGTTTTGCGATAAAAGGTCAGTTACAGATCTACGAGCAGTTGCGACAGGATTAAAATTATCTGATAAAAGTTTAACTTGATTTTTATATTTTGTTTCTTGTTTATGGTCAGACTTAGAATCTTGTACATCTGTTTTTTCTATAACTTTATATATAAACAAAACAATGAAACTAAGTAAAGCTAATACACCTAAAAAGATTAGTCCATTAGCAAGGCTAAATTCAACCATCTTAATTCTACTAGTATTTTATAAGTTAATCTTAGTAAAATAATCATATATTAAAAACCGGAAGTAAATTATCTATTAAAAATATATGTTAAAATATTTAAACTATGAATAATATGTTAAATTAATAGATATTAATCTAAAGCAGTATATATAAATAAAAAATATATTGTAATAGTATACTAATGAAAGATGATATTGGTTAGAAATTTAAAGCAAACAGATAAGAATAAAATTTTTGAACTCGGTAGTAAAATCTTCCGAGAAGAGGATGAAATTCCTCTTCTTGAAAAGGCACTATTTATATGTGTTCCAGAATTATCATTTGTGGCCGTAGAGAATAAGAAAATTATAGGATTTACATTAGTCTGTAAAAAAATGACTAATGTATATTATAGTTTTTTAAATAAAATACCAGATTGTTATGAATTGGCATTTTTATGTATTTCTCCAAGTTGTCAGGGGCGTGGATTGGGTACACAATTATTGAAAGAAACACTTTTAGCAATCTTTCAAATATTGAATCAATTCACTTGTTGGCTTTTAGTTGATAGATGTAATTTAGGAGCAATTGCTTTATATGAGAGAATAGGTTTCCGACGTTGGATAGAGACACCAGCTGAGATGACATTTATTCCTGGATATATTATGGGTATTAGTTATAGAACATTTTTAAAAAAGCATAAGATATAAATTTGAAATTAAAATAACAGTATAAAATAATGTTAAGAAATGAGAGTATTTTACGAAGAAGAAGAAATTTCCAAGCGAATGCGTCAATATTTTGTGAAGATCGATAATGTATCAGTACCAGATGATAAAAGAAAATATAAAGCATTAGAATCATCATCAATTGAT